ACCAGGCCGTGCAGGCGCCACGCGGCATCGCGGGCAAACACGGTGCAGTCGGCAGAGCCCCACTGGAATGGCCGGTCGCGCCAGGCGGCGTAGAGTTTGGCCAGCGCCATGTCCATCACGCGCGCCCCCAAGAAAGCGTCATGTTTTCCATGGCCGCCACGTATTTCAAAAACCCGTCATTCGGATGGCGGGCGCGGTGGTCGGCGTCGGTGTAGCGGCGCACGCGGGCGCTCTCCCAATCCACGGCGGCGCTCTCGCAATTGACGACCACGGCCAAGCGGTCGCCGGCTTGCATGTCTTGCGCGTCCATGAACGCCTTGCCGATGGTGCGGACCATCAGCACCTCGTAAGCGGGCGACACCAGGCCCAACATCACCCACACCGGGCGGCCGTGCGGGTCTTGCTGCAACAGGTATTGCGCAAACTCGGCCGGGATGCCGCTCAGGGTGATGCTGTAGCCGTAGCTCCGGTTTTCCGAGCCATCTTCAATGTCGCCAATGCCACCCAACTGGCCCACGCCCTTAAATTCGGCCGGCTGGCCGGTGGCGTTGCTGGTGAGGGTGATGGGCCGGTCTAGCGTGGTGGCGCGCACCATGCCGTCGGGGTAATCCATTTCCACCGCGAAGAACGGCAGCACCACCGGGGCGGTGGCGGCTTGGATTTCGGCGGGCGTCAGGTCGCGGCTCATGCACCCACCTCAATGCGCAGGGGCGCGCTTTCCACCGCCGCAAAGCTGAACGACACATTGCTGCCCGCGCGGCGCATCACAGCTTGGCTGTCGTCGACCATGCGGTACACGCTGCTGGGCGCGTACACATGCATGGGCGTGGCGGGCGTGGGCAAGTGGCGCATGGCGGGCTCCACGGTCAAGGTGGTGGCGCCTGTGCTGGGGGTGGTGACCATGGCCACCACCTCATGCATGTGCCGGTGCACAAACGCGCCCGTGGTGGCGTCGGCTTCGTCCCAGCTGATGAAGCTGCCCACCTGCAGCGGCGCCTTGCCGCTGTTGAGCATCAGGTAACCGGTGATGGTGAGCGCGTCGGGGCAGGTGGTGACGGTGAACACCGTTTCGAGCTGCACGCGCGTGGCGTCGGCCGTGTGGCGCGTGGTGTCCGCGGTGATGTGCGTGGTGTCGGCGGTGAACGGGATGAGCGTGACGCGCTCGGCCTGCAGCGGCGCCGGGGGCGCGTAGCGGCAGGTGTAGGCCGGGAAAATGAACCGCCCACCCGCACCGCGCAGGCTGGTGATGAACGCGTGCAGCGTGCGCTTGACGTCGTCGCGGCCAATGGGCGGAAAGCCCGCCTCAAAACCCCAGACCGAGCCCGGCCACTGCAGGGTTTGCCCACGCATCGTGAACGGGCTGGAAAAGCTTTGCGTGTTGTAGCGCGGCACGGGCAAAGTGCCATCGGCCGGGCGGTGCAGCGTGATGGGCCAGAGCTTGGGCAGCTGGTAGGTGGTGAACGTGGTGGCCATGCTCAAGCCCTCCCCACCGACGAGGCGAACGAGCCGCCCCGGTTGGCCGACAGCTGCACAGCGGCCAGCGTCTCTTGCTTGACCTGCCGCGCCCATGCGGCCATTTGCGCCTGATCGTTGCCGCTGCCACTGAACGTGTTGTATTGGTTGATGACGACACCGCCGCCAGCGCTGCCGCCCTTGGTGGTGTCGATGACTTGTTCGCGCGGGTGCAGCACAGCCATGAAGCCGCCCTTGCCGTCCACGCCACCAGAGCGCGGGCCGTCGCCGGTCCAGCCTCCGCCGTCGAAGCTGAACAGGTTGCCCAAAAAGCTGCCCGCCGCCTGTGCAAGCGGCTCGGTCACATTGCGGCGCAGCACCAGCTTCAACAAGTCTTGCGCCATGCCCTTGAGCACGTCGCTGAACTTTTTGCCTTCGATGATGGCGTCTTCAAACGCGCTGGTGGTGATTTGGCCAAAGACCTTGGCGTTCTCGTTGGCCTCTTTTTGCTTGTCGGTCAAGTTGCCCAGGCGCGTGCTGGCGGCTTCGCTGAACTGCTCTGCGGTGATGCGGCCTTGCTCAAATGCGGTGGCCAGCAGCTGCATTTCTTCGCGCTGGCGCTCAAGCTGCGCTGTGGGCGTGGCGTCAAGCATGGTTTTGAGCAACTTGTCTTGCTCTTCGCGGGCACGGGCGGTGGCGCGCGCCGTGTCAAGCGCGGCACGCTCGTGCTCTTTGTCCATTTCAGCAAAGATGCGTGCATCGTCAATCTGCCGCGCCACGGCTTGAATCTCTTTCAACCGCTCTTCGCTGATCTTGCCCAGCCGGCCAGCCTGCGCATCGGCCAACAGGGTTTCTTCCACGCTCAAATCGCGCGTGGCCTGCAGCTGCTTTTGCAGGTTTTCGAGGTAGCGCTTGGCTTCGGCGTCGGGGTCTTTTGGCGCGGCTGTGCGGCCGGTGCGGCCCGTTTTGGGGGTGGCGGGCGGAATCACCACGCGCGGGGCGGGCGCGGTGGTCAGGCCCAGCCGGCGCGCTTCGGCGCTGGTTTGGTCGTCGGCGGCGGGGGCGCCAAATTGCGGATTCAGAATAGATCGCTGAAAGCGGTCGAGCTGCGCGCGGGCGCGCTCGGCATCGGCCTTCATGGCGTCGCTGATGGCGGTGAATCCGTCCAAGTCCAAGCGCGCCAGGGCGCCCAGCTGCGCGGCGATGCCGCCAATTTCGCGGCCCACACCTTTGAACACAAACACCACGTCACTGCCCACCACCACCACCGTTTCAAGCACGGTGCGCAGCGCGGCGGTGAGCGCGTTCATGACGGTGAAGTTGTCGCCCGCCTCGCGGCTGTAGCGGTTGATTTCATCGAGCATGCGGGCCATTTCGCCCAGCACGGTGTTGAAACCGTTGCTGATGCCTGCGCCCTCGTTGAATGTGGCCACCAACGATGTGGCGCTGTTGGCCAGCACTTGCATGGCCTGCGCACTGGTGGTGGCGCTGCCGGCCAGTTCGTTGCGCAGCACATCGGCTTGGCTTTGCAGCGCTGCAATCACGCGATCAGCCGTGAGCTGGCCAGCCTCGCCCATTTCGCGCAGTTTGCCAATGGGCACACCCAGCCCATCGGCCAGCGCGCGCGCCAGGCGGGGGGTTTGCTCCATCACGCTGTTGAGTTCTTCGCCGCGCAGCACGCCGCTGGCCATGCCTTGGCTCAGCTGCGTGAGCGCGGCCTGCATGCCACCGGCGTCGCCGCCGCTGATGGTCATGGCGTTGCCAATGGCCTCGGTGACGGTGAGGAGCTGCGTGCTGCTCAGGCCCAGGCCGTCGCTGGCGCGGGCGATTTGCGCGTAGGTGGCGCCCAGCTCGGTGAAGCTGACGCGCGAGCGCTGGGCAATGTCAAACAAGGCCGCTTGCGCAGCGGTGGCAGCGGCTTGGCTGCCGGTGGCCAGCTTGAGCTGGTTGTTGAGCACGGTGACGCTGTCGGCCGCGTCAATAAAAGCCTTGGCGCTGATGCCCGCCGCCACCACGCCAGCAAAGCTGCGCGCCGCACTGGCAGCGGCAGCAAAGCCGTTGGCCAGCCGGTCAGACGCGACTTTGGCCTCGGCCTGCACCTTGTTCATGCCGGCGAAGTACTGCGCGGCGTCTAGGCTCAGGGTGACTTGTGCGGTGGTGGGCGTCATGTGATGCGTTTGCGCAGGTTGACGGGCTTAAAGTCCGCAGGCATGGGTGGGTCGGCCGCGTCGGCGGCGCTGGGGGCTGGCGTATCCGCTGCCCTCGGCCTGGGCACGTAGTCCGCAAAATCGCGGCTGGCGCCCGGTATCTGGCTGCCCAGCAGCCACGCAATGCGCGTGAGCACCGATTCGAGCCGGCCCCAGGGCGTGCCCTGTTCGGCCGCGTGTTGCATCAGCTGCGCAAAGTCGCGCTCGGGCATGTGGCCCAAGCTGTGCAGGGGCACACCCATGCCAAGCGCCAGTTCGCACAGCGCGTGCTCGCGCGGCGTCAGCCGTTTTTTTGTGCACCTGCAGCATCGCCAGCGGCCTTGATGAGCGCGGACATGCGGTCCCAGCCTTGCTGGCTGATGAGCTGCAAATCGTCCAGGCTGTTGGGGTCAAAAATGCGGTTGCCTTGGGAGTCGCTCAGCACCATGGCCACACCGCGCGCGGTGCCCATGGCGTTGATTTGGTCGGCCAGCTCGGGCGCGGGCTGCGGCATGGTTTGCACATCGGCCACGGTGAGCGGCTTGACAAACACACGGACAATGCCCGGCAGGTCAACCGGCACGGGCTGC